TACAATATAAACAATTCTAACTTCGTCCAACCCCCATGTTGGGCGGAGATACTTATAGGAGGTATAAGATGGCTAATGACAGACAGGCTAGGGAAACCTTCGTGCGAACATGGAGGGAGCTTATTAGTGGGAATGGCTACTATGAGGACGAGTCTTTGTGTAAGGAGATAGCTTGGGAGGAGATTTCTAGGTACTGGAGAAGAGAGTGCATAAGACTGAGGAAGAGTAGGAGGGATGCGATAGTTAGATGGTGCATAGAGAGGCTTATGATATTGGGGCCGATAAGTTGGAGGTCTTTAGGCAGACCGTAAGAGATCTTGTGAACGAAGCTATTTGGGAGGCGTAAGATGGCAAGAATCTATAATGCAGATAGTGTGAGTGTGACCAGTAGGGTGAAGTTCAGAGAGTTGGCCGTAGCCCTCCGCTATATGGAGTCGCGGGGAGTGAGGCCTCGCACAAGGAGTGAAATTGTGAGCCTGTGTGTGCAGGCAGTTGCTGGAATTACACCAGAGGAGGAATGGCCTTCATTGGAGGAGAGTATTTTGGAGTTGGATGGGAGGTTTCCTGTGGCTACGAGAAAGGGGGCGAACCTACTTACAAGCCAAAGCTCTCCCAGGCGCAAAGAGATTATTGAGGCCAGTGAGGCCACATGGAGACAGGAGGGAGCAAGGATGAGGCAAGCTCAGTGGGGAGCAGAAAAGGTGGGCGGAGCCACTACGCCTCCTCCAGAGATGAGGCAGAAAGATGGGGTCATGTACATCATTCATGCAACAGTTGAGGGGCTGAGGGAAGATGAGGAGAAGTATAAGGCGCAAATAGCCGCTGGAACGGTGAAGGTGGTGAGTAGGGAAGAGTGGGCGGAAATAGATAGGGTGCCCAACCTTAGTGTGCCCACCCTTGGGATGGAGTGATAGGTGGGGTCAAAATTTGGAGCGTAGGCATGGTGGGGCACAGTGTGCCCCACAAAAGAAGTAGGAGAAACTAATATGGCTAACAACGATGGGAAGCTCACAGTTAGGGAGCAGCTAAGAGAGTTGCGCAACAAGATGGCGCTCAACCTCTATGGGATGACCTTAGATGAGGCCCACAGAACTGGGGTCTGCCTAAAATGTGAGGAGGCTATCTTTTTGGGAACAAAAGAGGAGCGTACCAAACCTGGGTGCATCTACTCATATAGTGGCCAAAGAGAGTACGCCATCTCAGGTTTGTGCGAACATTGCTTTGATGAAATCATGGGAGGTGGAGGTGGGGACGAATAGTTGGGAGGCCCAACTAGTGGGAGGCCCAACTGAGCCTACCCAACAACTACCCTCCAAAATTTGAACCCAACAACCGGCCCAACCAAAGGGTGGGCGAACCATCTTACAAAACATTCAACTGAGTCCACCCACAAGATACTCCCCGCAAGGGCGGCACACACGTAGGGAGCGATGTGTCAAGGGGGAAAGCGAGGTGCGCGGAGCCGCAGGGAGGGAGGCCGAAGGCCGACCGACCGAGGCGAGCACACCGAGCGACCCTTGACACAGAGCGACCGGAGTGTATAATGCCGCCCGTAGGGAGTATCGCGTGGGTCTTATGGAGCCTCCAATGAAAGATAGAATCCTTCTTATAATCCTAATCTTGTGCATCCTCCTAGTTCAGACATGCGAGTATAGAGAACTCCAACATATTGAGACAAAACTAACAAATCCCAAATAGCCACCATTTACTCCCTACGGCCGCCATTGTACCCTCCGGCTCACTCATGTCAAGGGCCGCTACGGAAATTTTGCTACGCAAAATTTCCTTCGCTCAAGCCCTTGACATTCGTTCACCTTCGGGTTCGGCGGCCTTGCGGGGAGTAAATTGGTGGGTCGGTTCAGTTATGGAAAGTATAAGTAAACCTTCCCATAACTTAAATCCAAAATTTGAACCCAAGGAGTCCCAAATGAACTTGTGGACAATATCTCAGGCCCTCTCCAAGCTATGCCAAAGCACAGATGTATGCATCTTCTGCAAGGGTGCAGAGTGTCCTTTAGAATCTATTCTCACCCACACCTTGCAATCCTGTGGCCCTAACACTCCCGTCTGTTGGTTTGCAACTCCAGAAATATGGCATAAGTTTCTCCTCGAAAGTGCGCAGAAGGAACTTTAGAAAATCCCCAATTATTGCAGAGGTTTAGCGACAAAATTTTTTATTTGACAATTGTGCCATTTTATGCCAATATTTCATTAAAGGATAGAAAAGAATTAACCCAAAACTTCAAAGGAGAAAGAAATGGCCCAGACAAGAGAAGAAATCCTCAGTGAAATCGAACATCTTAAGAGTCAAGAAAGGACATGCCGCGCAGCTCTTAATGACCTCAGTGATGAGTACCACGCTCTTCTCGCCCAAATGAGAGAGTCTCACAGAACTTTGGAAACCTTAGAGCGTAAGCGTTTGCAGTTGGAAGCCTCCCTCACAGAGATAAAGGTGTGCAAGCCTTCTAATGGGAAGTCCAAGAAGAGCCCCACCAAGAACGACATTCTCCAAGCTATTATCTCCTTATCTGCGAGCGAACGTGAAGAGCTCAAGAGAAAGTTGCTCCAAGACACTTTGAACTAAAACATAAAGAGGATATTCTTATGTACCACGTACTTCGCATCAACAACAATGATATTTTTGTAGGTGAGGAACATGAGGTGGAGGAAATCGCTGAATTCGCTATTTCTGAACTTCATGTACGGAATGTATCTAAATCTTTGCAAGAATCCGTAAATATGGTAAAAGGTAACAATAGCATTCTGTGCGACATGTCTGGTGAGATCACTACTTATGGTATCGGCAACACGGAGCTTTTGGAGGCTTATATCAATAACAGAAAACTTAATTGGCGCTGTGTAAACTATCAAACTTCTAACACTGAATCTTTGGATACAATTATCTATAAGGCGAACAAACTACTTAATACACCAGTTGAAACCATTAAGGAATCATTAACCGCTTGGTAGCTGATTTCTTATTTGGATTGGGCAAAAAAATTTCCATTTTGTACAAAATTTTTATTGACAATCCCACCCATTTTGGTGTACATTCCAATTGTGGGCAGGAATTGTTTTCGCCCGATGAACCTTTAACCATAGGAGTACAGAAATGGCTCGCTTGACTGAAGAACCCACCGTTGACGTTGAAGGCCAGACCATCACTACCCGTTCCCCTAAGGCCATCGAGAGTGGCAAGAAGCCGGAAGATTGGAGCATCTCTCTTCCCGACCCCTTCCTGGGTGACCTCGAAGCTCTGTCCGAAAAGTACGGCGCCGAAGTGGTGGCTGAAAGTGCTCGCGCTCAGCTTCGCGTGAAGTTCCAGGCCGCTGTCCGCTCCCTCGCTGAGGCCGGCAAGAGCGACGAAGAAATCGCTTCCACGATGGCTTCTTGGAAGCCCGGAGACAAGCTCGGACTCGGCGGCGACCCGCAGGCTGTTATCATGAAGAACTTCGGCAACATGACGCCGGAACAGCGCGCTGCCCTCATTGAGCAGCTCTCGAAGATGTAGCCCAAGGCCAACGGCCCTTTCTCGCAATCAAGTGGGAAAGGGCCATTTCTGGAACAGTAAATGTACAAAATTGTGTGTTTATGGTTCTAGAAGATACCTCGACCTGGGACGGCCATCCCAGTTCTCCACCTCTAAGTAGGAACGTCGAGGTATCTTCCACAGCCCTAAACGAGGCTAAGGTGGCTGGTTGTTTCTTTCCTTAGCCCACATACAAAACCCTCAAGGAGGTACGTATGAACAAGTTTGTTAGGAATTTCGCTTACTTTATCATTCTTCTTCAGTATGTGGTAGTATGCGCTAAGGGCCTTTCGAGTGACGCAGAACCGGGCTCGATAGCGGTCGGCACGCTTATTGTTACCACATACTCGGTATTCTTGGCTTACATAGTCTACCTCATGTATAAGGACTAGGTATGTGGAAAAAACGCACCGGCATCATGCTTTGTCAACCTCTTGACGAGCGCAACCTTGACCGCAATTTCAAGGCGTTCTATCTAATGCTGGCACAGCCTAAGTTAGACGGAATGAGATGCTGGGTGCAGTGGGTTGACCATGAACCTCTTTTGTGGAGTTCAGAGGGAAACCTGATAACTGGAGTTCCCCACATAGCTCTTCTCCTGAAAGATTGGGCGAAGAAGTGTGGAGAACTCCCCTTTGATGGAGAACTCTACAATCACGAAAAGAGATTCGAGGACATCATCTCAATCACAAAAAGAGGTGGTGACAATCTTCGGGACGACTTCGCTGACATCCAGTACCACATATTTGACTACAAGTCAGAAAAGATAAACGCGGAACGCTACGGAGTTCTGCGCAAGTCCTTTTTGGCTATGCCTGAGGACGTAAGGAAGGAGGACATATTCAAGATGGTTCCCACATCTCCAGTGACCCGTGAGATGGTAGATATCCAACTTGACCGCTATGTCTCTGAAGGCTACGAAGGTATTATCCTAAGGAATCCTCTCGCATCTTATGTCGAGAAGAGACCTTGGACAATCTTGAAGTGGAAGCCTAGTAAGCATGACACCTACCAAGTGTTGGAAGTTGTCGAAGCTGTGAGTGAGAAGGGCATCCCACTTCAAAGGGTCGGCTCATTGGTGTGCGCCGATAGGTTCGGCAACACTTTTAGCGTCGGCCCAGGTTTGGGCATAACTCACGAGAAGGCATCAGAGTTGTGGGAGATGCGAGATGCTGTTATCGGTAAGTATGCCCAAGTCTACTATCAGAACCTGACCGAGCGTGGGGTTCCTCGGTTTGGAAAGTTCTCACTCATTGTAGAACCCTCAACCACGGACGATGAAGTTCATTACTAAGGAGTACAACTATGTGTGACAAACTTACCATCAAATTTGCAGGGCGTGAGTATGAAAAGATGTGGGTCGGAACTCACACTGATGAAGCCCTCAAGATTCTCTCCTACCGTGTAAGCCTCACTCCTGGTGAGGAAATAGAACTCACTGATGGCACTAAGGCGGTTGTCATAGATAATGACCGCAAGGAAAAGATGCTTATCTGCGCCACTCCTATAGTTGGAGATAAGTACGAATACGGTTGCCGTCAGTTTGCCGCTCCTTACAACGTGGTGAAGTGCCGCCTCTACGGTGAGGCTGTTGACTTCGAGGACGTTGTAAGGGTTGAAGGCCCTGGAATCACGCGCTCACTTATTGAGCAAGAAGCGTGGCAGGAAGCTGCTGATATGCTCGATGACTTACGCTCCATAAGCGTGGATATCTCTGAGTTCGCTGGCGACCTGGCGACCATCTATGCTGGGATTCAGGAAGATGAGAAGAACAAGAAGGACGCCTCCAAGCGTATCGGCGAACTTCTCGAAATGCTGAAGAGGGCTAACTAATGAGTGAGGAAACTCGTAAGAATATAATCGAAAAGGTTGCTAAGGCCATTCTTAATGACCGCCAATATATCTATGGCTCTCCTGAGGACAGCTTCCAGAGGATTTCCATGTATTGGAGTCTCTATCTTGGCATCGCCATAAGGCCAGACCAAGTGGCTGACATGATGGAACTGCTCAAGGTTGCCAGAAGGCAGGACCAACCTTTTCACCTCGACAACTATATTGACAGCGCTGGGTATGCCATTCTTGCAGGCGAATTAGCTTCCATGCAGAAGGTTGAGGGATAACTATGAACACCTACACTACACATTCCGGTCAGGTTCTCGACCTCAACTTTATAAAGCCTGAGAATGTGAGCATTGAAGATATCGCTCACAGCCTGAGCTTTCAGTGCAGGTTCAATGGTCATACTAACCGCTTCTACTCTGTGGCCGAACACAGCCTTGTTTTGCGTGACCTTGTGCAGGAAGAAAGTGGAATTCAAAATTTGAATCGCAGAATAGCGGCCATGCTGCATGATGCGGCAGAGTGCTATCTTGGAGATATCACAAAGCCTGCTAAGGAGCGTCTCTTCATTGGAGAGGCCGTTGAGGGGCAAATCCTCAGAGTCATATTCGAGGTATTTGGGATTCCTTTCTCATCTTTCGATGAGGAACTCAAGGCTATGGACAGCGACCTCTGCATCATGGAGGGCTTTTTCCTCATTGGGGGAATGTACTGGAGTAGGGCCTACTACGACTTGGTAAAGCGTAATCCTATATTCGTTAGTAGAGTGAGGGACATTCTTGCTCAGCACGACGGAGAGATGTGGAAAGACCCAAGTCATGTCGCTAGCTTCTTTGGCAGAGCATTGGAAGATGAGTGGAAGAACTTCTCTACAATTTGTGAATCTCTGGAGGCGCCCAATGTTGAACCTGCCGAGTAGTCTTCCCGTACCTATGAAGCCTGAGCACTGGCAGACACTCGACTCAACAAAGCTCCAGTGCTACTGCGCATGTCCTCGCCAGTTCTTCTATGAGTACGTCCTTGGGTGGCGTCGGGAGTATACGTCGAACCATCTTATCTTCGGAAGAGCTTGGCATGAAGCTCTTGAGCATCTCTACAAGACTGGCTTCGCTCCTGAGGAAGTCCCAGTTGCGTATGAGAAGTTTCTCACCGACTACAGAGCCGAGCTCCCTGAGTCGACCGACACCTGGTTTAAGGGAAAAACTCCCGATAATGCTCTCCTGGCTCTCGTAGAGTACACCAAAGAGTGGGCGGAAGATGCTTACTCAATCGAAGTTCTTGACACCGAGGTGGGCGGCAAAGTTGGCATAGGAAAGGATAGAGACATAACTGTGAAGCTCGATCTAGTGGGCGTAAAAGATGGGAAGCTGATGGCTTTGGAGCACAAAACTGGGTCGCAAGCTGGAGAGACTTGGGCAAACCAGTGGAAGCTCTCAATCCAGATAGGCGCCTACCTTCATGCTTTGATGGCTTCGTATCAATGCGAAGGGTATGACCCTACAATCTTTGTGAACGGAACCTTTTTCTATGTCAAAAGTAGGAAGTTCCTCCGAGTAGCAATGCAAAGAAGTGGGTCGGCCATGCTTAACTGGCTCACCAGTGTACACTCTCTCTATGACCTCATAGAAGGAGACTTCGCTAAGCTGGCCCAATGCAAGGATTCTGACCCAGTGTTGGATGCCTTCCCTATGCATCCCACCGCTTGCACATCCTACGCAGGTTGCCAGTTCCATGACTTGTGCACGTGCATAGCTAACCCGCTTCAATACTCGGATGAACCCATAACTGGATACGCCTACCATTGGTGGGATCCTCTTTCTGAGATAAAGGGAGACATAACCAAATGAAGGATACCATCCTAAACCAAATCATGGCTTGCGACAAAAGGGAAGCTGATTTCACTTACAAGATTGTGTTCCTCCAAAGTGACGACACCATCGAATCTGTTATCAACTCCCCTCTTGCGGCATTCCGAGGGAGGAAAATCTACACTTATGTAGCCCTCGAAGAATGCAAGGCAGCAGATGTGGTTATCGCCTCTGCGGCACATGGAAACAGTTTCAACCTCTCCCTGGCAATTGTGGTAGAACGGCTCGACAAAGCTGAGATTGTCAACCCTGACTACCCCCTCAAAGGTATGATACTCCACAAGTTGCCTTACATATCTTACCTTCGCCAAAAGCAGAAGTACGTACAAGATATGCAAAGAAAGAAGGCTGAACTTCTTCACCGCATTGAGCTGGAAAAGGAAAAGATTGTTCTTAGGCAACTTGGAGCAACAAACCCTGAACTTCTGTCCGAGATAGAGGACTTCCAGAAGTCCTTCCCAAATGAACTTATCGTAAAGGATTTGTAACATGCCCTTGCCTCAAACAAACACTGATGACGTCATCAAGATGATGAAGGAAAAGTATGGTGCCAAAGATATGACCGAGCACCTTCAGTTCCTCATCTATGGGCCGTCCGGCAGTGGGAAGACCTACTCTCTGCGCACTGCCAAAACTCCGCTCTGGATAGACTCGTTCGACCCAGGTGGCTCAACCGCCTTGAATGACATGGTAGCGGATGGCCGAGCTGTTGTTATCTCCGAGTATGAGAACGAAGATGCGAAGCACCCAACTGCGTTCAAGCTCTGGGATGAGAACTTCGATAAGCTCGAAAAAGGTGGGGTCTTCAACAGGATTGGCACCTACGTTTTGGATAGCGCCACTACGTGGGCCCAAGCTATCCTCAACGAAGTTCTCAAGCGCGCTGCCCGCGCAGGTGGAGTTCCTCAGCAAAACGATTGGTATCCCCAGATGGTACTAATGGAAGCTGCGGTCAAAAGGATTATGTCCCTCCCCTGCGATGTCGTCTTCATCTGCCATGATGACATTCTGAAGGATGAAATAACTGGGAAAATCATGAGGGCACCGCTCCTAACTGGCAAGGCCCGAAAGCGTATCCCCCTTCTGTTCAGCGAGATCTATTTTGCTGACGTAAAGCGGACGCCGAAGGGAAGTGACTACGTCTGGCAGATGCGGAAGGACTCTACGAACGACGCAAGAAGTCGTATGGCCGGACTTCCTTCCGTAAAGATTGAGGACTTCGAGCCTCAGGACTTCAAAGCTCTCATGCGCAAGTTCCATAAGACGTATGAGAACCTTTCCAGCTTCTAAGCTAGGCATTACTGAGCTTCAAAATTTGGAGCCCAGTTTTAACCATACAACCTATAAACCCCAAGGAGTTTACAATGGGCGTTCTTGAAAACCTCGATCTGGAAAATGTCCCCGAACTGTCTGCCGTCGCTGAAGGTGAATACGAAGTGCGTATCATGGATGCTGGCGACCACGTCTCCAAGACCAGCGGCCAGAACATGATTCGCGTTGTTTTGGAAATCGTGGGTGAGCCGGAAGCTGAAACCCTCTACCACTATATTACCCTCCCGCAGTTCGACGACGACGAACGGAAGAAGAACGGCAAGCTGCGCCGCATCAAGGAATTCCTCTCCGCGTTTAACCTCGACCAGCAGAGCGAATACCCTGAATGGATTGGCCTTACTGGTTGGGCCCTTATCGGCTCCGAGACGGATGAACGTACTGGCGCCCCCCGCAACAATGTGAAGCGCTTTATCGCGTCTAAGTAACTAACCCCAAATGTTGAGGCCCTTATCTTTGCAGGGTAAGGGCCTCTTTTGGAGCATTTGTATGGCTAACTACAGACGAGTATCTATTCAGGTAGACGAGGAGTTGTACCAACGCCTTAATAAGCTCTTCGAGTGGGGAGAGCGCAACAGGGTGTTGGTAAACGTCCTTGAATGGCTGTGTGAGAAAATCGAAAAACAATGGGCGTAACGCTCTTGTTATTCTTCTCCGTGAAGAAACCTTCGACGAGCTAATCACAATGAGGCGTGACGATGGCAACAATTAACGACCTCCCTATTCCCAACTTCTCTGAAATGAGCGACGAAGAGTTGCAAGCCCTCATTCTTGAAACGCGAGGAAGGAGGCGCAACCCTGATTCCGAAATAAAGCAAGCCTCCGTGAAGAAGGCTGTGGCCAAAGCTAAGAAAGGAAAAGCTGTGGCCTTAACTGATGTCTCCAAAATGGTGAATGGCTTAAGTAAGGAACAAGCCGCTGAACTTCTGAAAAAGTTAAAGGGGTAAAACCTATGGCACGAAACGTTACAATCCCAAACTGCACGCTCTCCACTATCTCCCCAGAAGTTATCGACGAAGGCACTCGCTTTCGTGAAGATTATGGAGACCTTACTGACCTCAAATTCAGCATTCAGACGCAAGGGCTTATCAATCCCATAGCGGTTATGCGCCAACCTGATGGGGAAAAAGAGTTTGTCCTCGTAGCTGGTGGGCGCCGCCTTAGGGCTATGAAGGAGCTCTCCCTTGATGCCATCCCTGTTAGGATTTTTGAAAAGTTTGATGAGCTCACCTTGAGGCTCCTCGAACTGGCTGAAAACCTTCAGCGGAAGGACATGACTTGGCAGGAACAAAACAAGCTCCAACGAGAGATTCATGCCCTCCAGCAAAAGGCTCATGGAGTAACATCGCCCCACAGCAATAGCGGGTGGCGCCTTGAGGATACCGCCCAGATGTTGGGCGTGTCTAAGGCTACCATAAGTGAGAGCATCTCCCTTGGAGAAAAAATGGAGAAGTACTCCTCAGTTTTGGGAGACCCCTCTAAGTACAAGACCGAGAATGAAGCTCGCAAAGCTGTGAAGACCGTGGAAGAGGCTATGATAAGAGCTGAGCTTGCTAGGCGAGCTGAACGCAAGCAGAATACGAACAGCTTCGTTCAAATGATGGCTAATAACTACATCCTCGGTGATTGCATCGAAGGATTGAAGGCCCTCCCTGATGAAACCTTCGACTTTGCAGAGGTCGATCCTCCGTATGGCATCAACCTTGACAAGGTAAAAAGGGATAACGAATGCGATGGGTACAATGAGGTAGATCAGGACGAATACTTAGTCTTCACAAGACAAGTCCTCGAACAGGTGTACGCAAAGTTGAAGCCCAATACTTATTGCGTCTACTGGTTCGGTATGGAACCTTGGCTCGAATACATCTACCGTATCGCCCGTGAGGTTGGCTTCAAAGGTTCGCGCATTCCTCTTATCTGGACAAAGCCTAATGGCCAAAGCCTTAATCCCAGTCAGAACCTTGCTACCTCTTATGAAACAGCCTTCGTTTTCAAAAAGGGAAGTCCGGTTTTGGCTAAGCCGGGACGCACAAACATTTTTGCATACAATCCTTTGGCGGCTAATAAGAAATTCCACCCAACTCAGAAGCCCCTCGATTTGTATCAGGAAGTTTATAGCACCTTCTCTTTTGAGGGAGCCAAGTGCATCGTCCCATTTGCGGGTAGCGGAGCTTCCATCGTGGCCGCAGCTATGTGCAAGCGCCAGGCTATTGGATGGGACCTCACGGAAGAATTCAAAGGTGGATACATCCAGTTGGTAAACGACACTTTTCTCCAACACAAAGGTGACGAATAATGGAGTTTAAAATCCATCTTGCAAAGATGAAGGCTGCCGCCAAGACATTTGTCCCGCCAGAAGGAACTCCTTTGGCGGACATCCTTGTTTGTGGAGAACAGCCTGGCCAGCAAGAAGTAATGATGCGTCGACCGTTTTATGGCCCATCCGGCAAGCTCCTAAAGGCGTGCCTTCAACACTCATGCATTCCCACAGCTTCGTGCATGTTCACGAATGTGCTAAAGGATTTTGACCAACCCCTTGAGGGCTACCTCTCAGCTCCGAAGAACAGAAGGGCGTCCCCACAGTGGTTGGGCAAAGGACAGGAGTACGTCGAACTTTTGCACGAAGAGGTGCAGGAGTTCAAAGGTTCGCTCATCATAGCAGTGGGCAACGTCGCTTTGGCGGCCCTAACTGGAAGGTGGGGTGTGTTGAAATGGCGTGGGAGCTTGCTCCCATGCATCTGTGACCCCACTAAGTATGTCGTCCCAATTATTCATCCCTCCGCTGTGCTTCGTGGCAGTAGTGAGTACCGCCACCTTATCATCAACGACCTAAAGAAGGCTGTTGAGTATAAGGAGAAGGGATATAAGCTAACTGAGCGTAGGGTACTTACTCGACCCACATTTGAGGAATCCTGCTTATTCCTCGAAAAGTGCTATGCCAAAGGCATGGAAGGCATCCCTATTGTATTCGACATCGAAATCAAACACCTAGAGCTAAACTGCATCAGCTTTGCATGGGAACATCATTACGCCATATCTATCCCCCTGATGGATGAGAGAGGAGATTACTTTACACCAACCCAAGAACTCCACATAATGAAGCTAATCGCTCGAATCTTAACCAACCCACAAATTCGGAAGTTGGGGCAAAACCTAATATTTGACACCCACTTCCTTTTGCGAAAGTACGGTATCCGCTCTGTAAACCTTGACGATAGTATGATTGCCCAACACACACTCTTGCCCCAACTGCCAAAGGGCCTGGATATGATTACCTCTCTTTGGACAGACCAACCTTATTATAAGGACGAAGGGAAGGAGTGGTTCAGAGGTGGCGGCACCTACCAAACTCTTTGGGTCTATAATGGCCTTGACTCTCTGACCGTGTGCGAGGCATTCCCAAAGATAATGGCCGACCTAGTTCGGCTCAACAACACTGCTGCCTATGAAAGACAGCTCAGCATAGTTCAGCCTTGCTGCTACATGATGGAGCGAGGGATTAAGGTCGATCTTCCGGGCCTCATAGCTGAACGAAAGAAAATGGAAGCGGACGCCCAAGCTAAGCGTCGTGAGCTTGAGGCGATAGCTCCTGGCCTCAACCCACAATCGCCGAAGCAGTTGCAGGACTACTTCTATGGGAAGCTCAAGATTGCACCCATGAAGAATAAGCAACACAAGATATCGGTGGATGCTGATGCTCTGAAAAGGATTGCTCGCCGCCAGGGCGAGAAAGGGAGTAAGGAAGCCCGCCTGATTCTCTCCATAAAGAAACAAGAAAAACTTGCCTCCACCTACATGGCAGATATGAAGTTTGACGCCGATAGTCGGATTCGTTGTAGCTACCAACCATGCGGTACTACCTATTCCCGCCTATCCTCGGCAAAAAGTATCTTCGGCACAGGTATGAATATGCAAAACTGGCCTCACTCCATGTTGAAGCATCTTCAACCTGACGACGGCTACGTAGCATATACCATCGACCTCTCGCAGGCTGAAAACCGCATCGTGGCATACGTAGGCCGCATTGAGCATATGATTGACGCTTTTGAGACTGGCAAAGATGTGCATCGCCTAACTGCATCTCTCATCTTCAACAAACCTTACGAAGAGATAAGCGATGAACCTGGCTCATGCTCTCTTGGAAACGGAGAAAGTACGGAGCGCCAGTGGGGAAAGAAAGCTAACCACGGCTTAAACTACGACCTCGGTTACAAGTCATTCGCTCTGTATTACGACATGCCAGAGAAGGATGCCAAGTTCGTGGTCGAACGATACCATGCTGCCTATCCTGAACTAAGACGTAACTTCCACGGATATGTCAAAAAGTGTTTGCAAACCGACAGGGTTATTACAAACCTGATGGGGCGCAAAACTTTGTTCCTCACTGACTTGACGGACGAAACCTTTAAGGCCGCCTATAGTTGCATTCCTCAAGGCACCGTCGGTGACGTTATCAACGAGCGAGGAATGGCCTTCCTTTACTACAACAAGCTCTTCAAGGAGGCTGAACTCCTTCAGCAAGTCCACGACTCGATAACCTTCCAGATACCAGTCTCCATAGGATGGGAAGCCCACGCTAGGATGCTCCAAGCTATTAAGGATTCCCTAGAAACACCCCTCGTCACGCACTATGGACGAAAGTTTGTCATCCCAGCTGATACCTGCATGGGACTCACCCTAATGAAGGAAGAGGGAATAGAAATAAAATCCAAGAAATGGCCGCCCACATTGGAAGCCCTAGCATCTAAGCTGGAAGAAAGCTATGAAGCCCTAAGAGAAAAACGTGGGAACTAGCTTTCAAATTTTGACGTTAAGTTGTGGGAAGTCCAACTTACATATCTCACAACTAACCCCGCCCACAATAGGGAGTTACCGCTCGCAAGGCCCATCCACCCCGTAGCGAGGAGATTGTCAAGGCCGAAGAGTGAGCAAGGGAGCGAGCGAAGCGAGCGACCGCAGCGAACGTGCCTTGACTATCGACGAGCGAAGGGTATCATGGGCCGCAGCGGGTAACGACCAAGACTTAAGGAGCCCAACTATGAACACTAAATCTTTTAACCAATTCAAAGCGGATGCCCTAGTGGATGCTATCAAATCTATTGGCAACGGTGACGTGGTAAAAGGCCGTCATATAGTGCTGCAACTTGGAGCGCGCCTCCACTATGCCCGTGCCAAGCATCCTACCTACACCCCTAAAGGCACAACCGCCTTTGACGTAATCCTGAGCGAGTGGAAAGAATACTGCAATGAAGTCGAAAGGCATGACCGCCCACGTTCCAAAGATGAAGCCTATGATGTAATGGCTACTCTTACACGCTTTATCTTGGATGAGGATACTCTGAATGGCTCAGAGAAACATTCCTGATTGGATTGAGGGCTACCTAGCATATACCGAAGATAGTGAGCCGCCACAACTATTCAAAGAATGGTGCGCTGTCTCAGTTATAGCGGCAGCCCTTCAACGAAAATGCAAGTTGGAATGGGGCACAACTGTGTTCTACCCAAACCTTTACATCGTCCTAACCGCACCTGCCGGTAAGGCTCGTAAGGGAACAGCTATGGCCCCAGCTAGGAAGTTCATCGACCGTATAGGCATCCCACTCGCTGCTGAAGCAGTAACTCGTGAAGCCCTTATACGCACCTTGAAGGAGAGCGAATCTGTCCTCTCAACCGAGACGGGCATCATAGTACACTCCTCCCTAACTGTATTCTCTCCAGAGCTTACAGTCTTCCTAGGCTACAACAACACTCAGCTCATGAGTGACCTTACAGACTGGTTCGATTGCTCTGAAAAGTGGGTATACCGAACTAAGACTGCTGGCACTGATGACATATCTGGAGTATTCATAAACCTGCTTGGGGCCACAACTCCTGACCTCATCAGATCAACCCTCCCACTTGACGCCATCGGAGGTGGTCTCACATCTCGAATGATATTCGTCTTTGAGGAGAAAAAAGGAAAGATAGTCCCCTTTCCTTTCGTGTCTGAGGAGACTCGTAAGCTAGAGACAAAGCTCTACTACGACATTGAATGTATCAACATGCTCCAGGGGCAATTCAAATTCACTAAGGAATTCCTAAGTCGTTGGGGCGAATGGTATACGGCGCAGGAAGGAAAGAACCCGTTTGGGGCTAACTATAACAAAGCCTTCGATGGATACATTGAAAGAAGGCCAACTCAAGTACTCAAACTAAGCATGGTGATGAATGCCTCAAGAACAGACGAGATGGTTCTTGACGAGCCAGACCTTGCCAGAGCCATAGACCTTCTCGAACGAACTGAGAAGAAAATGCCTAGGGCCTTCGGAGGTATCGGAATGAGCCAGAATGCTCAGCTTACATATGCCATAAGCGAGCTTATTGCCCGCTCGCCGAATGGTGTAACTATCTCCGACATCATGCGTGCCCACACTTTCAATGGAACAACTTCAGACATCTCAGATGCTTTGGACATTCTGGTGCAAAGCAAAATGATACGCATTGACCAGACAAACAATGGCCCGCTTTACAGATTCAATAACTAGCGTTCAAAATTTGAACGGAAGGAACCTTGCACAACTATGAGTGAATACACTAAATTGGCGGGATTCTTACACACCCTGAGCTGTGGGAAGCCCCACCTTGATGACATGCAACTAATGCTAAAGGCAAGAGACCCTACCCACTGTTACTTCTACCTAGAAGAGTCTCTCGCAGATAGTGAGCGTCAACCTGACCATGCCATATGGGAAGGGGAGGCTAAGAAGCTCTGTGAAGAACTCTCAACCTCCCCTACTGAAGCAATCCGCCTATTGAATGTCCTCTTGGACCTTCGACGTAGGCTAGACGATGTACTTGTCCGCTATCCTAATGCGGAAGAGTTTGCCCACCTTGTGCTGCACGACGTGCGTCACTAAGGCGTTGCAAAAGTTCAACTCTTCTAACCTGGCGCTTCTCTACCTCCTTAGCCGTCTGCTCTAGATTTCTCAACTCCCTTTCCTTGTACTCATCTGTGTACATCGGGGAGTCGAAAATCCTGCGTAGGCGGCTTTCTTCTTTCTTCATCTGCCCTTCAAGATAAGCAATCTGTCTGGACAGGCTAACCTCTGGATACACATCCCTAAACTTCAAGCCAAATACACCAGAGACAGCTACGCCAAGACTCTTGGGAAGCCCCATAGCATCAAGTCCAGTGCTGTCTCCCCACTCAAATCCTGTGGCAGGTTTTAAGGCATCTGTTATTGCCTTATAGGTAGGAGTCCCAGGAATGAAAGGTAAGTTGGGCATAAAAGTATTATATATAAGATCTATTACCGCAGCATCTTTTCGCTCCTTAGTAGCTTCACTATCTACTCTACCTCCATCAGTTAAGGAATACCCAAGCTGTGGATTAGTCCCTGTGGCTATGGTCGTAGCTGTTGACATAAGCGGACTTTGGTTAATAAACTTAAAGAGCAACTCTCCTGGTGTAGAAAGGGAGAAGTCTATATCACTAACACCAGCCCCAGCTTCAAACAAATCCCCACCAGGAATCATCCTAGTTATGTCAAGAAACTGATGCTTTGCAATATCTCCCTGTGCCGAATCTACGCTAGTAGAAGAACCAAAGGGATTAAGAATTCTTGTCCTAAAGATTCCTCCCAATCCTCTACGTTGCATATACTCAGGCATTGCTGCATCTACAGCTTCCCTCTTAGAAATCAAATCCTCAGGACCATACACAGCTCCAATACTTGCCAGATGTAGACCCTCAAGCATAAGTGCCACACCTGCAACTCGCTCAGGATGTTGCGTAACACTTCTTGCAAGAGCAGGAATGGCATTATACAAGTAGGATACAAACGGAACTACGCCGGAATCTCTTAAGGCTCTCGCCACTGGTGAGAGGTTCCCGTAATCAAAGTAAGCCTCGTATGCATACTTAACGGCCTCATTAGCTGTGCGACCCTGCTTTCTGGCATTCACAAAAGCGCCCATCTTATAGATTAGGTCACCCTTCTCATACCAACCACCAGCGAATTTAGTACTCTTCTTCCAAGCACTCTCCAGAGCATTATATCCAGCGGACATATACTTCTGAAGCTTCCCAAGGTCACTTCCCGCCGAGTTGAGATTAGCTCTCCTAAGCTCCTGCACAAGGTCATCAGAGTTAAGTTCCGTGGCCCACAAAGATGAGTCGCTCATCCTAGCATCTCGCATCTCTGCGAAATATGGATAGTACTCATGCTGTCTCATCTTGTCTAGCAAGGCTTGAGACTCCTTATATTTTCCCTCCTTAGAGAGCTGCCTAGCTTTAATCTCCATATTCCTAATACTAGACATTCTTAGGCCCGTAGTAAGATCCGCAGCAACGTTGTGGCCCATAAGATGCCCCATAAACATGTTGCTTACGAAGTTGTTCATATGTGCAACTGGGCTGAGAACCGTCTTGCTCAGCTTCCAAGCGTTGAGCAGATTTCTATGGACCTTTAATGCTGGTCCCATACCTCTAGCTTCAAGCCACTTAGATACGACATTCCCACTGCTTATGGTCTGCAAGGCAAGCTTCGCATCTGGGTGGATATACATTCCTGAGAGAGCACCAAACTTTTTCAATCCAGTCTGTTTATCAAGAGTATCTTCCACAAGTGTCCAGCCTTGCTCAATAAGGCTCTTGGCCTCCTCTGGGTCTTCCACTCTCTTAGCATAGCTAGAATTGGCTACATTATAGAAAGCCCTTCCCTGCCTGAGGTCACGTTCAAGCTGTTCTCCCATAGCAGCACTCCGTACCGCTACGTCAACAACCTCTCCCATGCCCTCACGCTCTTCGACCGTGTAATCTCTTCGAACCTTGTAAGAGTTCTTTCTAACCTCAGTGAGGATATAACCAGTTCCCTTATTATCCCACTGATACATCGGCACTAGCTTCTGGGCTCGTAAGGAATCATCGTAAGAAGAACCAGGAATAGAATAGAGAATTGTTCCATCTTGCGCCTCCCACGAGTTCAACTTCAAACCTTCCCTAAGCTCAACTCCTGCATCTTTCGCGTTATTACGAAGCTGAGTAAGTGCGTCAATCGAGCTTTCACCGGCCTCTGCAGTCTTCCCATTCTTCACGACAGCCTCAAGGCCTCGGCGCTTCAAGAAGTCCCCCCTAATTGGAGAGATACTGTAGTTCAGGAATATTGCCGATGTAGGCTTCTTCCCTATCCCATCATAAAACCTATTGATGTAATGGTCTCCAAGGTCCTCAAAGTTCTTACCCCAAAGACCAAGCTCTTTGAAGTTGCCAGGGATAGTTGAATACAGCTTCCTGGTCATCTCCACAGCGGCCATTATATCTGGGCGGTTCTCAGCAGTTTCCAAAATAAGCTGGTCAATCCCAGGACGTTGTTCATAAATCTTGGCAATTGTCTCTCTTTCCTCTGGCGTAAAGTGTCGATGCATAGTCTCAGCGAAAGCATAGAAGTCCTGCTTCTTACTCTGCCCATAAATCTGGGCATTGCGTATAGCTTGAGAAAGGTCAGTTGGAAGACCACCACTCATGATAAACGCTCTATTGAACGTCTTAGCCATGTTCTCCATCTTAATGCGAGTAGTAATGGGAATCTGAGTTAGGACTTTATCAACTATGGGCTTAGCCACTTTCGCACTCTGTCTACCTGCCCACTTCGCTCCACGCCACCCACCAGGAAGTAGAAGAACTCCTAATGGTGCCGTCTCGAAGAACTTCTCAGGACTCCACTTTACAGTACCAAGGAACGGAATATATGTTCCCTCAGGGTCATACTCCAAACCTGTAAGAGCAACATAAGCTCCCTGCACCCCAGTTTTCCACATAAGCTCTGGCCAACGCCAGTTGGATTGCCCACTAGCAATCCTCGAGTACATTTCAGCCTTACTAAGACGCTGAGCAAAGCTAGGTTCAATAGCTTCGACCATTCCCTTACTGGCCAACACATACTTTGTGAAGTCCGTAAGGTCATCAGTCATAACGTCTAGAGCGGCCAGCTGCTTCTCGGCCTGAGTGTAGAGCTGGTCAGTAGTTGTAGCCACCTCACTGGCTTCCTGATAGTTAGCCATAGCCCGCCCTTCAATAGCATTTCCAGGACGTTCATCCCACAGGCGGTCAGCAAGATTATTCACATCCTGCTCGGTGAAAGAATCTATGCGGCCACTATCTTTCTCCTCCGTAAGAGTTTGGCGAGCAACCTCTTTACGGCGCATCCACTCACGCTTATACTTTCTGGCATTGTCTGCAGCAATGGCATTCTTAGATGCAGAGTCCAGTCTGTTGTACTCAGTAAGAGCCGTAGTCCTCCTCATGTCAGAAAGCTCTTGAGGAGAATAGTACTGGCCAACCGAAGGGTCGAATTCCCTATCATATGGAGACGATACTTTTTGCTGACTAGCTACAATACCATCAAGAAGCTCTGCGCGTCTATCTCCCTTCAAACTCTCATGTAAGCGTGAGAGGACGCCCCTAAGCTCATTCCAATCAGCACCTGGCAGGTCATGAAGAATGCTGAGTGCCTGCATCTCAGCCACCTGCGGAAGGTCATTGAGAGCATACGATGCAACTCGCTGTTCCACTGGGAGGCTAAAAAAACTTACCTGTGGCCCTTCTTGCACAACATCCGAGATGAGCGACTCACTAGAAGGAATCCTCTCTAGGCGCTGGCCATAAGTTCCTTCCAGCATCTGCCGAATCTCAAAGACTCTAGGCTCAGCTATATCCTTATCGGAGTAGAGCCAGCTACCTTTCAGTCCCTCTTCTATATCAGCTGAAGGAATCAACCTAGCCTCAATAGGCTCAGGAGCTGTGAGAGTCTTTATAAGCATCTGCCTTGTGTCAGTAGGAAGAGTTTCCCAATTATCAGTAGCCAGACCCATAGTACGCTTCAACCCCCTCCGGGCCCTCTGGAAGGTGCCAAGCGTCTCTACGGTGGGTAGCACGTTGGAAAGCGTGTAAGCAGAGAACTGCTGAGCGTACATCTCCGAAGGATTCTGCAACCAAAACTCGGAATTAGCCCTAGCTACCTCGTCCAACTCAGCATTAGCCATCTGGCGCTCTGCATACTCAGGAAACGCATTAGCCCAGCTAACCTCATCGTTGGCACGCCCCCTCATGCCATCCATCCAGGTAAGGCGTGTGTCAGCATCAAGGCCATGCCAGAAGTTGAGATGCCCTATTTCGTGCATCAACTCCTTGAGTTCAACTTTATTCAACCCCACAGTGACCATCTTGGAAAGAGCATCTGCTGTAGCGGCTACACCCTTAGGAAGAGCATCCATCTGGAAGGAAAGGTCTAGTTCTGGAAAGGCCTTAGTTATAGTATCCGCAACCTTCTTTACCGTAGTAGAACGACTTCCAGGCATAGCGGTACTAAGAAAGCTCCTGAGATTGTCTCCCTTAGCTTTGGGAAGTGCTGACCTTACATCATCCCACAGATGATAGGACTGAGAAAGGATGTCCCTAGAAAGCTGCCATCCCTGAGAATCCATCCCCAGACCAGAGCGAGCAGTTAGAGATTGTGCAAGCTGCAAGACCTGGTCTGGAGTGAAAGCTCCTGATTCTGCATTCCTAGGATGGAGAACGGAGAGGACTTGCCCAGCTAAGGGATAGCGCTCCCCTACATAACCGGCCCAGACGTGATTTGCGCCGTAGGAGGAGAAAACTGCTTCGCTATGAGGAGTCCAAGGATTGTTAGACCAAGACTTCCTATCGCTTAGAACATTAGCGAGGATGTCCAATCTTTCAGGCTCTGTAAGAGGACGGCCCAAGATGTCTTCTGTTCCAAGTTGAGCAGCCTGAGATATCTTCATAGCCCTAAAGCGTTCTGCTTCTGGAAGCATACTAAGCTGGGTTTCCACATCTTCTCTGGCTATCTTAGGAGACCAAGGCTTAGAAGGTTCAGCCACCCTGCCAAACACTCTGGCATCACGCTCATTCTTCAAGCGCTGCAGTAAGTCCTTATCAGCCTTAGCAGGAATCCTCTGGAATACTGTTTTCCTATCCTTCATCCTCTGCTGACGTTCTTTAAGAGCAGCAGCCTTCGCTTCAAGCTCAGCACGCTTGGCCTGCAATTCAGAGGCACGCCACTCATTGCGGAGATCTTTAAGTTGGGTATCAATACTCTTTATTTCCTGATTGACTAGGCGAATGAGGCCTCTACTACCACCCATCTCAAGGGTAATAAGTTTTTGAGCATCCTCTACTTGCTCCTGAATAGTTTTGATTTGCTGCGTCAGCTGAGCTGCAAGTTCTGTATTTCCAGATTCTACTGCACGCTTAAGGGCCTCTTGAGTAGCACGCCCAGAACTTGTCAGCATATCCAGAGACTCAAGAGCCTTGCGAGACAGCGATATAGAATCCCACGTAAGCGTAGTGGGTGTGCGCTGAACTTCAGCACCCTCAGCAGTTCTGGTAGGCCTATAGGTGCGAGGTCTAGCTTGAGGAGCCTGCTCAGCTGTGGGAGCCTTACCTTCACGCAAGATAAAGGAGAGCTTAGACTCTTCAGGCTCGACAAGTTCCTGCTCGCCACCTACGCGAGTTCCAGCAGCAGCCTCTGCTTCAGCTTCGGCATCTATACGAGCAAGCTCTTCTTCATCATAAAGACGTGTGGGAGAAGGTTTAGGCTGAGAACTAAGCTCACCTAAATCTTCTGCCATCTCCTCAGGCTTGAGAGGAGAGATGGGAGCCTCAGGTCCCATAGTCTTAGCTATATTAGCCTCCTCGATGGAAAGCTCCTGGCCAGAGGCCAATCTATCAGTAGTCTCAGTTACCTGTGCTGCCTTGTCCTGTACGGCAGTAGCGTTCAAATTTTGACCTGTAGTTAGGTCAAGCTCATCTGAGATTCCGAGAACTCTTCTAGCCTCATCAGAGAGTTCAGGATTCTGAGCAAGGGCTGTCTTGAAATCAACTCCAGACTTCTCAGCTTCCTTAGCCACTCTGCCGAGGTTTGTGGCAAGGTTTACAGCCTGCGAGTTATTAGTAACAACGTTTTCAATCCACCGCTCAGGGCCAATTCCTGAAGCAAGCCCAGCGGCAAGAATAGCCCCTAAGCGCACACCAGTCTTGGTTTCGTCTGGAAGGTCTACACCCTCCAAGGCTTTGTCCAAACCTTCTACGCCTGTATAGACAAGCTGCCCACCTATGACGTTTGAGACTACTGGAGCGAAAAACTCCCTCAGCTTAGTAAGGCCTGTCTTAGTTGCACCTACTTCTGTGAGAGCTTGCCCAGCTTTTGCAGCACGCCCAATACCAAAGATAGCACCCAAAACTGCGTCAGTAGTAACAGCGTGAAAACGCTTAGAAAGTTCAGGGTCATCCTTGATGACCTCCTCATACCACTTATTAGTTTCCTTCACTGAGTCGAGCTGATTGAACTTATTCAGCGACTCAGTGAAGGTAGGAGAGTAGGACTCCCCAGTTTCTTTATTTACAAGGCGAAGTCCAGCAGCTTCCATCCCACCAGAAGAAGCCCAAGCAGCCATGCCAAGTCCTATCAGGTCCTGAATAGTCTTCTTGAAACCTGCTTGAATCTGCTCAGGATTGGAAGCTATTCTTCCAACGTCGCGCAAGTCTTCGAGAGTATTCCTACGAGCCAACTTAGAGTAGGTCTCTCTATCTTCTGGCAGGTACTGAGAGATGTTGGCACCGAGGATGCCACTCCCACCAGCAGTGGGATCTATTGGGGCCTTGTCCTTTGTATCATCTTCAAGAAAGACACCCATCTGGTCTTGGCGAAACTGGCGAAGCTTCCCTGAGGACACCTGACCAGATGCTTTCATTCCCTCATAGACTTTATCTAGGACCTGCTGCCTTTGCTGTGTAGTAGCTGCCGCAAGCTCAGGAGCTTGATTCAAGATTTCACCAAGATTAGGCATAGGTACTCCTTACTTGTATGCGTCAATCAGTGAACGAGTAAGTGCATCGATGCTCTCCTGAGAGAGCACTCCTTCATCACCCTGAGAAGAGGGACTATCAAGCAGACCGAGTGTGCCAGGACCCCATGCTTTCAACTTGGCACGAGCATCTTCTGAAAGCATAGGAAGATATACATCAATAAGCCTATTATATTCCTCTGCCTTGAAGTCATCTACTGTCCTAGGTATAGGCTTTCCATCAGGAGTAGTGCCCTTACTGCCGTAGTTAGGCTTCTCCCAAGAGTTCTTAGGCTGCCTATTCTTAACTGAGGCCTCAATAGATCTACTTATCTGAGAAAAGGTAAGCTCAGGTTTTGAGGCAGCAAGAAGATAAGCATCATCTTGTGGAATCCCCTTAGATGCATAAATCTCAGCTTTCTTGCGAATGGTTCTTTCCGTTGCCGTCTCATTGAGATTAGCACCTGTCATATATGACAAGACGTTCTTCCCACCTGCTCCCATAAAAGCACGAACCGGCATCTTTCTAGTTTGTCCAGGATTAGCAGGGTCAGGTATGTCTATAGTAAGAGCATCCATCTGCTTCTCTCGCTCAATGTCAAGCATGAGCTTCTCGTTAGCAAGACGCTGTGCCTCAAGCTCTGCAGGAATGCCTTGCATCTTTGCATTCTTATAGGCAATCTCCGCAGCGGCCACACGCTCACTTACAGCAAGATTCCTTTCAGCCATATACTGAGCGTGTGCCTTCATAGCCATATCAAACAGCTGTTGGTCTTGCTGCATGGCCGCGTTACGGGTATCCTGCACAGCGGCCTGTCTCTGCTGCTGGGCCTGTGCTCCAAGTTGGGCTTCCTTCTGGGCATCCCCAACGTTCATGCCATAAGCATAGGTAGTAGGAGTTTCAACCACATCAGGATTTCCCGCCAATGCTTTAAGCACAGCCGATGTATCTACCCCAGATTGATTCGGTGCCCTCATTGAGGCCAGTTCTTCTACACGAGTAGGCATAGGAACCTCCTTAGGCTAATCCGCTAAGGCGCCGCATCCGAGCAAGGCTCTCATCGAGGGAAGCCATCGTAGGTGTTCCAGCTTGATCTTGGACAGACCCAGACTGGGGCTGCGTCCCTCCGGTGGGCGTACTAGACGTCATAGGATTATACTGGGAGCGCGAAGGCTGGGTGATGGGACCAGTTGGGCCAGCAGGACTTTGGGCACTCCTACCTCCACTGCCTGCAAGTGCAGCCATAGCAGCTCGCATGAAATCATTCTGGTTCGTCTGCATCCTTTCCGCATTGTTAGCAGCAAGCCCACCAGCAGCCTGCCCATAAACTGCTGCGCCCAACCTACCACCGGTAGTATCTCCGCCGATACCTGCTCCGAGGGCTCCGAGTAAGCCACCAATGGCGTGGCCCTGCTGAAAGTCTTTGAGAGCATCTCCTGAGAGCATCCCACCTTCTGGAGTTCTCCCTGTGAGGTTCTGCAAGATGGTGTCCCACATGCTGAGCTCGGAGGCAGTTTGGGCATTAGCAGCTCCTTGCGCAGCCGCTTCTGGAGACATAGCTGCTGGTGCTGGCTGGCCGCCAAGCTGAGAGGGTTGTGCCGGCTGTGAGGTTCCATACCCAGGCTGAGCATTAGGGGCACCCGGAGCTTGAGGTTGAGCAACTGCTCCAGACTCAGCTCCGGCCACTAACCCAGCTACGTTACCGGCTCTTTGGGCCGCTGGAGACGGAGCATTAGCCCCAGCGAGAGCGGCAGCTGTGTTTGGGTTGGTAAGGGCCGCATCAACCTGAGGAGTGGCTGTGGTAGTTCCAGGAGTACCACCTTGGGCAGGCGTAGGAGTGGCCCCACCACTTCCGACAATATCAGCAGCTTTGCCTGAAAGAGCAGCAATGAGCGGAGCGAAACGAGGATCTAATGCCATCTTACTATCTCCATGCGTTAGGATGTTTCAAAATTTGACCCTTAGAATAATCCAGCAACAAGGCCGACAGCACCACCTACGGCTGCCCCTATTGGGTTACCACCAGTAGCCATAGCCCCCATACCAGCGCCTGAAAGAGCGCCCCCAATAGCAGAGGCTGCTCTACTGGCTCCACCGGAGGATGTGGTATAAGATGTACCAGCCGAACTTGCGATAGACCCAAGGCAGTCCATCATATACTTGGACATTTCCAAACTCCACTTTGCCTTCTCAACAGCATACACGTTGTTGGAGTCTGTAAATTCCTTCATAGCTACATAGCCCAAACGGAGGCTTTCCATGTTGTAATGGACAACCTCTTTGTTGTAGGCTATCTTCTGCATAGTCAAGGTTATGATGTCCCCAGCTGATTTGAATGAATACTCGTAAGCAGCCAGGGCTAGTTTCCCCTTGAATTCCTTCTCAAGGGACGCTTCCTCCTCCATCTCACGTGTCCAGAGGAGGGCTTCACCTATTTTGAAGGCAGATGTCATTACAGCCCCTATGTCCTGCATCCCTCGTCGGTACTTAGGTAGGACGTCATCCTCTACGCCATGTCTCAATCTTATCTTTTGCTGATCTATGTATTCCTGAAGAGGTTCCATATCCAACAGATCGAACACAATTTCAGGAACCGTACCCATCAATTGTTTCCACAAGTCGAGGGGTTCAAACTCTTGGATGATATGATCGTAGTAGTCGACAGTAGCCTGCATGTGCTGAATCATGCAGCTAGGATCCCATCCGTACATACCTACATAAGGGTTGTCAGCAATAGATTGGTCAGCCTTCTGTCTCATGTCGTCATAAAGGACAGAATGCCTTTCTTTCATGTAATCAGGATAGTCGACTTCACCAGAGCTGCCACCGCCACCTCCAGAACCACCCATGTTAGGCCTCCTCTACTTCCGTCGGAATAAGAACGTAGGATATAATGCTTCCCTTTCCCTTATTCGCCTTAATAGTTGTTTCAGCCACTAAGCGTGATGGGCAGAATGCGCTAAGGTGGGCGCATCCCCACTCCTTAGCAATCTTCTTAAGGGCTATAAAATCCGCCTCACGCACCTTCCTTGATGCCTGCTTAAAGTTGGCAAGTGCATAGATGAGGAGACTCTTCTGACCCGTCAAATCGTCGATGGATACACGAGTTATCATGCCCCCATAGAATTCGTCAGACCCATCTTCCTCATACAAAAGCCAGCACTGTATCCTGCCAGTCATGGCAGCATAGAGCATCCTCTGCATTCGGTCAGGAAGCATGTCAGGAGCAGTTGGGACTGCCTTCCTTATCACTTCCTTAAAGACATCCCAAGTATCTGCTATTGTCTTACTCGGCAGGCCTACCAGCATTTATCACCCCTCTTGAAAATGTCTTATCAGTGTTTTTGAAGTGCAGCCAGAGCTTGGATAGATAGAAGTCATGAAAGTCAGCACACCTAAATCTTACCCTAATCTCTGTGCCTGCAACAACTGGAAAGAAGGCTCCACGTGGGTCGAGTAAGATTTCTCGACTATCTCTCTCATCCGCTATATAGGAGGAGCGAAAAGCTGTTGAGCCATACACCTTTTCCTTAGACCTAAGATTACCCTCGACACACATTAGGGTCTTGAAGCCACGAGAGTCAAAGCTTATGTCGCCAGTTTCTACTAAGGCTTCCTCTGAATGATGAGGAAGAGTAATACTAAGCAAACTACCGTCAAGCCTAGAGAGATGGGTAGGAGTCTCACTACTCTCTCCCAGACCGGTTCCCGTGAAGATGAAGCATTTTTTCTCATCGCCAATCCACCAATGCCGCTTAGCAGGGTCGAAAGTCACTATGGGATTCCTAAGTTGGGAAATCCATTCTTGGTAGCCTAACTTTGCTGGTAGCTTTCCTTCGCCACTAAGAGCTTTCTCAGGAGTAACAGAATAAAGGTTATAGTCAGTGCCAACAAATAGATGGGCAGTAGTATCACCAGCAAAGCAGTTACGATTGAGAACGCCGATATCACCAAAGTCTTGTATACCAAAGGTTGTGACAGGCTCCTTCGCCATAGACATCTTGCAAAGGCCATTCTCACCATAAACAACTATCTCCTTTCCCAAAGGGAGTAAGCCAGATACGGAACCCAACCAAGGCATAGGAGACCATCCTACCTCATTTCCAAGAGTGTACTCCCACTCAAGGCTTCCTATTTTAGACCAGGCTACAGTAGCTGGAGAGCCCACAGAGATTCTATCTTGAACTACCTCTTCTTCAACTTTTTCTGGCCCTTTGGGAAGGGAACAGTTGCCTACAATAAGTTGGCTACGAAAGTTAGTACACGTAACGAATGCTGCCCCACTTACATTATTAGAAACTATTGCCCCATCAAAGGTCCACTGACCACTAGGAGTAGAGAATACTACGAAGTCCATAAAGTCAGCAATATGAGGCAAGTCCTTCCACTCATGGTGAATCAGATGGGTAAGCTCCCAGGAGCCGTCAACAAGATATAGGTCGCTCTTGGTGAATAGCAAGACATAGCGAGTAAGAACGTACAGAGCCGGAAAGGGGTATGTGCTCTCAGCTATGTCAATAATAGGATTGGTCACATCCTCTCGTGGCTCTAGTCCAGTGTTAGTTGGCACTAAGTTCATAGAAGCCATTAGGAGCTGTACAGCAGGTCCAAGGTTGAGAGATGGGCGTAACCCAACTGCAAAGCCCTGCTCAAATACTTGGCTAACTTCCCGCATCGCTCACTCCATAAGTCTTAGCAGGAAGCTGTAAAACAGCGAGGCAGGCAAGAAGCGTGGCATCGCTAGTTATGACAGAGCCTCCAGTTATTTCTCCATCTTCACCTATCTGGCCTCCTTGGGTGTAAGAGTATGGAGTAGCAGACATTTCTACCCAGTCCCCTGTATACACCTGGATGCCAGTAACAGCTGTGTTTGCCTGATTCTTATAATTTATCTCAAAGACGCTATTAGTAGTTGTGCCACTATTCTTATGCACTGTTACTGTAAGCGACTCAAGGCCATCATACTCACCAGCTTTGCTAGCCAAAACTGAGGCCATCGTAATAGTGCCATTAGTAGGTACTATAGAGATAAACTTACTACCATTCAAGATAAATGGGAGCGTTATCTGGTCTTGAATCTTCACTGTGAAGCCAATACCAGCTTCCAGCTTATCAAGTCGAGTAAGACACTCATTGACCTTCATCTGGAACGTGGTAGGGTTAGTAAGGTCACCTATACCCCCGCACTCCTCGCCCACATTATCATTTATGAAGTCTCGAAGATACTCATTCATAGGCCCATCGTATCCTTATGTTGAATGTCAGAGAGCACTTCCATCTGCTCGGCGTCCGTAAGATCAAGCTGAATTGAGACGAGCCAGTCATTAGCTCCTTCGGTGTTCCTGTAGAAGATTTCAAGCTGGTATAGCGCTGCTTTTATCAGCGTATCTGGAAAGCTCTCAGACCAAGTGTTTACATCTTCGTCATGAACCAAAGGAGCTGTATAAAAGTTTCCTCGTACCTCTACAGGGGTAGGTTCAGTTGGGTGGGGCAATACTTCCACAAGCATGGAGTTGGATGCCATATCTTGGTGGTCGAAAGAAGAGGCTGGAGCCATTACTAAGGTAGCCGGAAGATGTTCCATTGCCGGAGCATAGCGGATAACCTTTGGAATGTAGAAGATTGGACGCCCACTTCTGGCAAAGAGCACATGAGGGGTGTGCCTAGCAGATAGCTTGCGAAGTGGATGCCATCCATCTGAGAAGCTAACCAAGACTTCCTGAATAAGCCAGCAATCTGGAAGGCGGAAGAGGCCATCCTTCCCAACACTATGAACTGAGGCACCCATCTGAGCTTGCCTAACATTAGAGCGACGGTCGAGGAAACGACTCCCACTTTGGATGAAAAAGTTGGCTCCATTATCTTGGCCATCCTCAGTGATGAGGTCATACCTCCCTGAGCGTTTCACAAAGAGGTCTCTTATCTCTGATAGATTCACTTTTTACCTCCAAGTGGGATTCAAAATTTGAAACGTAGTTGAATGTGCTTACCCTTGCGGTCGGCATTGTACCCTTCGGCTCCTTGGTGTCAAGGGTCGCTCCTTGGCTCGGTCGCTACGCTCCCTCGCCAGCGTCGCTTCCTCCCTTGACACCGCGTCGCCTGCGGGTGTGCCGACCTTGCCAAGGGTAAGCTCATCCTTTATGCCACACGTCCTCAATCAGTGGGAGGATTGTAGTATCGAGAAGAGCCGCTTCGGCACACAGATTGGCGAGCACCCTCATTTCGCTCCACGCTGTGGGATGCGTTCTTAGACGCAAGAAGTTTCGGAAGGAGCGTAGGTTCATCGTCATCCTTATGCGAGTTGGGAAGAACAGTACGGGCATCTTCCTTCTTGACTCCCGCATCTAGGAGCTTGCAATAGTTGGCCCACCCACTTTCCATAGCCTCAGTCCAGATTGGTACACAGCTTTCGGGAAGGTTGGAGGGTTTTATAACAGTAAGGCAGTCCCTATAGGAGACATACCTCTGACTCTCCTGCATGTAAGAAGCAATACGATGCCTTACGAGTTCGTGCGAGACGGCCCGTGACGTAAGGATGTCAAAGCCAATCTGGTAGAATTCAAAAGGGGACTCATGTCCCTTGGAGATGAGCTTCTTGCAGAACTCAACAGCTTTGGCCTCGTCTATATCCTTAGCATAGCAGGTGCCTGCAACTTCTGCGATTATGCAAGCTGCTGGTGCATAGGGATGTGCACAAGTATGCTGAAAGGCAGTTGCTGATTGCTTAGCTATTTTTATCATTAGAGGGCTTCCCAACTGATGCGTGCTTGACCCTATCCTGAACCTCAGCACGCTTCGCATCGTTGAAGCGGTCGATAGTTCCGACAAGGTACCCAGTTATGCGGCGAATACGCTCGAACTTTACGCCTTGTCCGATTTTACAGGTTTCCATACCTATTCCTCGTAGATGATAGTAAGACCATATTCTTTAGCAGCTTCATGTTCTATGCGGCAGCCACGGGCATTTTCCCATCCTTTGCAGAAATAGGCGGCATGGCACAGACTCATGTTTTCAAGCGACTTGGCAAGGAAACACAGAGGGATTTGGACGACGCCTCGCTCTTTCATGGATTCTTGTGAATACCATTCATCAGTGAACAAGGTGTTCACGATTTCATAGCCTTGTGCTTCAAGAGCAGCGATTGCCCGCTCACGAGTAGCAACAATCTCTTCTTCCGATTTACCAGCCATAGGCTGACTAAGCATAGCCTTCATAGTTTACCCCTTCTATAGGTGGGAGGGCAAGTAGCCCTACCCACCTTTTATTTTGTTCAGTGACTACTTCCCACGGCCGACATTGTTCAGCCAAGCCCAACCCTGAGGGAAGTGATACTCGAGGCCTGCCTCAGTAAGGTACTCTTCCTTCTTACCGTCATAGCGGTTGTGGCCATGCTCTTCGTCATCCTTGTGGAAGGTGGTATCAGTGATGTACCGATACTTCACATTCTTCGGCTCGAAAATGAGCATAGAGTTCTGGTTGGTCGGTTCGTGGCTAAAGAGAGGATGGGTCTTCATGGTCAGAGAACCGAAGGGGCAGATAAGCTCAGCAACCTGAATACCAAACTGCTTGGTAGTCACAGTGTAGTTCCAAGTGCCGTATTTGCGCGCCAGCTTGTTAATAGCCATAAGGGCGCCATCCCCAACAAAGGCCAGCTTATCAGTTTCGCCGTAGCGGAAGAGCTGCATGAACTTCTCATCGAGCCAATCGAGGCCGTCATCCATCCAGGTGGAGGCATCAGGGAAGCTGTCCACAAGGCCACCGTGGTTCTTGATGGCCCAAATCAGACCACCAGTGGTACGGAGGGGCTTGCCGTTGGCACCAATGTTCTCGGAGGGCACACCGAAGATGAAAGCCTTCTCCATTTCGATGGAGTGGAGTTCCAGAGCTTCGCGCTTGGCCTCTTTGTAGGCATCCCCAGTACGCAGACGAGTCTTATCAGCCGTGCGAGTGATTTCCAGCGCATTGCGGAAAATCTGCGTATAGTTGTGCACCTTATAAGGGTCATACGCAATCGCCTGGCCAATCATCGCGCCTTCAGCATTTGCAGAGCCGATGATGAGAACTCGATCAACATTGTCGATGCTCAGTACACCGTGGCTGTCCTCAAGGAGCTTTACCTTGAGATAGCTGTTGGCCCCAGCGAGAGTGACGTCCTCAACGATGGCCACTGTGTCGAAGGACGTAGTGGATTCGGAACGAAGGAGGACGGTGTGGGAAGGCATGAATTGCTTAGCTTCCAGTTCGGCGAGCTTAGCGTAGTAGGTAGTTCCTACCGTGCCCGTAGCATTGACCTCAGTAGTGAGGCCGGCATTGGTGTACATGCCAGTAAGGATGCCCGCCTGAGTGGGAAGCACCTTACAGAACCAGTTATACTCAGGGTCATCCGTGCTCTCAGTTTTCATGAGAGCGGTAAGGGCCGTGAGAGGAGCCTTCCCATTAGGATAAAGGCGCAGAAGGGTTTCACGCCAGTTCTTAGGGCGCTGCCCCTCAACGGTGAAGTCGTTAGTGGCCCGCATACCGAGAAAAGCGAGGTCTGCCATAGTCAATCTCCTTATAAAGAGTTAGTTTAGGACAGCAGGTCGAGAATCTGCTGTTCTTGTTCCGTGAGGTTGGCAGGACGCGTAGTACGGTCCCCACCCACTCGTCCACCGCCAACAGGCTGCGCTGGCACACGCTGGCGAGCCTGAGTGCCAGGGCGAATCCTGAGCACCTTCCGAGTTTCCTCAGCTGCCTTGTTGAGCATCTCTTCAAGAGGCATGTTAGGATTCTCGTTATGAAGCTTGATTGCGGCCATACTTACAGCAGGCTTGTAGGGTTCCAAATCCTTGTTGGCAGAGTAGAAACGCCCCACAATATCTTTGATTTGTAGCTGCTGGTTAGCAGTAGTCTCCACAACATGAGGAATCTGCCGCAGAATCCTCTCCTGTGAGGCCATAACCGCAGCGTTATAGGCCACAGTAGCAACCTTATTGAGGAGAGCATTGAAACTTTCTTTGCTCTCCAGGATTTTGATATGATCTTCCTGCCCAATGAAGTCGAGAGAAGACACTTCATTGGGCATCTGAGGAAAGGCTGAAGGCTGTTGCGGCTGATGTTGTGGCTGAGTAGGAGCCGGCTCAGGCTGAGGCTGTGCCTGCAGTTGCTTTGCGCTGCCTTGCTCATACTGGAGAAGTCGAAGATTGGCTTCTGCAAGCTGACGACGCAGGCTTTCTGCATCATCCTCTTCGCCTTCTGTAAGAGGAGGCTCCCCACCTTCAGGTTGGGGCGCAGGCTCAGGCTCTCCACCTTCATTAGGCTGCCCCTCATTGGGTTGCTCTTCAGGTGTGGGTTCAGTGGGGTTCAAATTTTGAACGCCAGCATCATTCCCCGAATCTCCGGTATAATCCAGGTCGAACTCATCCAGATTAGTGTCCTGCCCAGTGGGTTCATTTTCAAGTGCCATAGCTTACTCCTTCTTTGCTATAGGGTCTTCGATACCGTCTTCAGGCATGTCCACTACTCCACGAAGGGAGCGAATCATACCTTGAAGGCGTAGCATAGTGTTGATATCATCAGTTGCTATCAACGTCCTTGTTAGGCTATCTATATCCTGCTCAATGTCGGAGAAGAAAGCCTTTGTGACTTCATTAGATTGCCAAGCCTTTACTTTATCTTCCCAGAGCATTGGCCACCTCCTCTATTGGCACCATGTTGCCAGCTTGCGCCTGAGCCATTACATCAGCGGTAGGTGCCCCAACTGGCTGAATGGGAGCCCTTAGGAAGTTATCCACGTTTTTGGCCCCAAGCTGGCTGGCCACATACCTGAATACTCGTCCAACGTCGATGAGCTGATACAGTTCAGGCGTCTTAGCAATGGTGTCAAACATCTGAATCCAAAACTGAGTAGCCTGCCCCTGACCTTCTGGATTGACCGCTATGTCAAAATCTATATTGAGGTCCTGAGGTGTAACACGCATACGGTCGTTCTGAATCTGTGGGCCATAATGAGCTAGAAGCTGGTCCTGCCATGCGCCCACAGTATTTACCCAAACATCTTCCTGCATCATCTGTTGGGTGTGCATAGCAAACATGTACCCAACGTCTTGAATGAGTTGCTGGCCAACAATCATAGCTAGGCTTTGCAACCTGCCTAGAGCCTGACTTTGTGTGCCACTAAACTCCGCCGCACTTAGCCGCTCAGGTCCACCTTGGCGAAGTGTACCCATCATAGCATCGTCAGCCCCACTTATCTGGTTCATAAGACTCATCGTAAGCTGAGCGTCTGCAATGTGCTGGCGGGTAATATCGTTTATTTGTAACTGCTGGATACTTCCTCTGATGTCCTTGCCCCAAGCTGCACGTCTTGCCCTTACTAGCTTACCAGGTTTTGGGTCTGTAAGGTCAGCTGTATTCAGCATGTAGGGGTCGTAGATAATCATATCATTGATTGTCTTCCGCACGTTGGCGACGTGTGAGTTGAGAAGCCAATCAAGGAGTTCTTGCATCCCGCTCAGCAACTCAAGTCTGGAGAGGGGTGCTGAGGAATACCCATCAAAGGTGGGGGCACACACTGCAACCGGAAACATATTGTGGTCAAGGTCGAGAGGCTGTGCCTGAATAATGTATTTGT